TTACTTTTCCTTACCTAACAAGCAATTCCCAAGCCAACGCTCACTACAATACTGGTTCAATCGTCAGATCGACCCAGAGATGTATCTATGGCCTGTTCCAAACAATAACTTCCAAGCATTCTCATTGATTATTGAATGTCAACCACAGGACGTCGGATCACTAACAAATGAGTTGTACATGCCGGATCGCGCCATTGCTTACTTCCAAGCAGCGTTATCACACAAGTTGTCTATGCAATTACCCGGTGTAGATATGGCGCGTATTGGTTATTTGGAAAAGATGGCGCTAGATTTACGCACCCAATTTGAAGAAGAAGACCGTGACAAGTCACCAATCTACTTCCAACCTAATATCTCTTACTACACACGATAATGACAGCCGCTTACGTAATGACGTATGACAACTTAGTAGCTGATATAATCAACTACATGGAGCGCGACGACGCTGAATTTGTGGCCCAGATCCCGGCCTTAATTGGTTTAGCTGAGTCTGCAATTGCCTCTGAGTTAAAGACACTGCTACAGTTAATTGTAGTTGAAACCAATATACTAGCCGCCCAAGACATTCTTGAAAAGCCAACTCGCTGGAGAAAAACTGTCTCCATGAAGGTAAACGGTAAGCCAATTCTAATACGTTCACAGGACTATGTGGCCCAATATCAATCTGAATCCGATCCCGGTCAACCAAAATATTACGCTGAGTACGACTACAACAACTGGGCTATTGCACCAGTTCCAGATGCCTCATATCCTGTAGAAATTATTTATTACAGCTTGGTTCAGCCATTGGATACAGCCAATCAAACTAATTTGTTTACACAACAATGTCCCCAAGCAATGTTATTTGGTGCACTGTTACAGGCCCAAGGCTACCTCAAGGCAATTGATAAGCTACCAATCTGGAAAACATACTACACAGATTCATTATCTGCGCTTAAGAAAGAAGACAATTCACGTCGTATTGATAGAAATACGACTGTACAGGAGCCTTAATAAATGCCGACATACACATCGCCGTTTACTGGGGACGTCATCCAACAAACTGATGTATCATACTTTGACCTTAATTTTGATGCAGATGTAGACTTATACTGGCCCCTTGTTATAAACCCAACTCAGGTTCCTGCAGCCCGCATTATGGACTGCACACCCGATGGCGCAGGGCTTAATATAACATTACCAAACGCACAACAAGGTTCTGTTGGTATAGACATTTTGTTCCGTAACTTTGGTGCCGTAACATTCTTTGTAAATGACTTTGACGGTGGTTCTTCTGTATCTATACCATCTGGCACATCTGTTTATTTTTATCTTTCTGATAACAGCACCACAGCAGGTGTCTGGCAAAACGTTACGTTTGGCACTGGCACATCATCTGCTGACGCGGCCACATTGGCTGGTTACGGATTAGCTGCTCTTTCTGGTAAGCTCAACGTTACCCAAAACGTTCAAACAATCTCCACCACAACAACTGCGTTAAACACAGACAGGGCAACAACCTTTGTTTGGACTGGTGGCAACGGCACGTTTAACCTACCAGCGACGGCGGGATTAACAGCGGGTTGGTTTATCTCTTTCCGTAACAACGGAACTGGCGCGTTAAACATTGTGCCTAACGGCATTTCCCAAATAAATAATATCTCTAATCTTACCGTTAATCCGGGCGATTCAGGTATTATTATGTTCCAGCAATCCACGGGTAACTTTTTTACCGTTGGACTTGCAACACCATCAAACGTAACCTTTACATCAGCGTCTTACGACGTTGACTCCATTGTGGGTGCTACATTTAGCTTGGTATCCTATGCACCAATTATTCAAACTTATGTTGCACAATCAGGCACTCGTACAACTGACTTAACAGTTATATTGCCTGCAACAACACAGATTTATATTCTGGCTAATGATACACTAGGCCCATACAATCTGTTTTTTGAAGTATCGGGCACATCACAACCACCAACTCCAGTAACCCCTGGTTCGGTTGTTTTAGTGTTAAGTGATGGTAATAACTTATATGTTATTTCTCAAAGCGCCACAACGGCATTTTTTGCAAACGATGGTGCCGCTGCCACACCGTCATTTTCATTTTTAAATGACACCACCACTGGCATGTACTTGGCCAATATTGGTGTGCTTGGCTTAACAGCAAACGGCGTTGAGATGATTAACATTGACAACTCAAATCCATTTGATCCCCAAATATCTACACCAGCCACGTTTACAGCAGCACTTATTAGCGGCGGAACGTTTTAATGGCTGACAACCCAGTACAATCAGCACCACAACAGTACAACGTTGTTTATACCCTTCGTGTAGAACCTGGTATTAAACGTGACGGTACAATCTTTGAGTCACGTGAATTTAGTGACGGAGAGTGGTGCCGTTTTCAACGTGGCACACCAAAGAAAATGGGCGGTTATCGTCAGTTGTTTGGCTCGTTTAATGGTATTCCTCGCGGCATGGTCACCAACGCCTTTAACGGCATTAACTATATTTATGTTGGTAACGCTGGTGGTATTGATGTGTTTACAACTGGCACAACATTCGGTGTTGGTAGTGGCCCCTATCCAGCTGTTATTAATCAAGGTTACGCACAGCAAGTTCCAACTGGCGGCTCTACAACTACGTTTCAGTTAACTAGCACAGCCGTACCAATCGTTGACTACTCTTCAGTATACCCAGCTGGCACTCAAGTTATATTTGATCAATCAGCTAATCCTACTATTTATACAACAGTAGGAACTCCTACATTTGCATCGCCGGTAACGACAGTAACATTTACACCAGCGTATACCGGAACACCAACAAACGTTTGGATTGCAAACGATACGTTTTCTTATGACATCCGCCATTTATGGCAGTTTGATTTACAGTACTCCCCATCTGGTGAAGAGCTAAAAGTATTAGCTCATCCCGGTTTAAACTTAGCAAACATTGACAACGGAGTTCCTTCTCAGGTCCTTTATGGTAACGTTACAGAAGATGCGCCGGGCATTTGGAACTTTTATGGCTTGGCTGATACAACGGGTCAAAACCCTACATACAGACCGATCAGCGTTTCCGGTGGAGTTTGTGTACTCTATCCTTATATTTTTGTGTATGGTGATAACGGTTATATTGCCAACAATCATGTGGAATCTACTTATGGAAGTCAAACACTAAGCGATTGGAACGGCGCAACAGCCAACCAAGTCAACATGTCTTCCTCCAAGATTGTTAAAGGCGTGCCAGTTCGAGGCGGTACAAACTCACCATCCGGTTTGTTTTGGGCCACTGACTCACTGATTCGCGTATCGTTCACAGGTAGCGCCCCGCTATATTGGCGTTACGATATTATTTCTAGCCAGATTTCTATTATGTCTTCATCTGCAGTAGTTGAGATGGACGGTGTGTACTATTGGCTCGGCGTTGACCGTTTTTATCAGTACAACGGCGTAGTAAGTGTTTTAGCCAATGATAAAAACATAAACTGGCTGCTTGATAACATGAACTTTGTACAGCGCCAAAAAGTATGGGCTACTAAGGTACCACGCTACAATGAAATCTGGTTCTTTTATCCTAGGGGCAGCGCAACAGAAGTTACTGACGCAATTATTTACAACGTAAAAGATAAACTTTGGTATGACGCTGGCGAAGCCGATGGTGCTAGACGTTCTTGTGGTTGGACTACTGAGATTTTTCCAACACCTATTTGGGCTGGTTGGGACTATAACGTATCCTACAGTCAAGCATTTACAACCATTACAAACCCCGCTAGTGAGCCAGCTCCTACATCGTCTCAGGTGTACATCGACGGTGACGTTACCAATACATTTGCTCCGGGAAACTATTTAACTTTATCACAAAGCCCATCGGCCACTGTGTATAAAGTATTAACTAGTGTACACATTTTTAATGCTTTTGTTCCAGCGCCTGGTGTTACTAGAATTACACTAGATGAACCACTGTCCCCGTACCCGGCTCTTGGTAGTACTGTCTACGGTATTACTGGTGGCTATCCATTATGGCAGCATGAGTTTGGTCTAAATGAAGTTTCATATATTGCCGAAACAGCAGTAACTTCTAGCTTTACAACTTGTGACATTAGCTGGGTTGGTGGCACACCATCTCAAGATGCCCCAGAGGGCGCTAATCGCCGCATGCACATGCGTCGTATTGAGCCAGACTTTGTACAATCGGGTGAAATAAATCTAACTATCTTAGGCCGCAAATTTGCGCGTGGCACTACTGAAGATTCTGGCCCCTATGCGTTTGATGCTGACACTGGCAAAATTGATTTGCGTGTTGAACATCGTGAAATTAGATTAAAGTTTGAGTCTAATGATATTGATGGCAATTACGAAATGGGTCGTTTGCTAATTACTGCAGAGTACGGCGACGAAAGACCGTAATGGCTTTTCAACAGTTTTTTCCGTTTATCCCAACCAATATGAGTTGGGAAGATTGGAACGGCAATTTGGTTATGTATTACTCGCAAGAGTTAATTCCTTACAACGCTGAAGAGAATTGGCTTGAAACTGCAAAGAACGTAGCTCAGCTGCCAACGTTTTCAGTATACCCAGTTCCCGACCCCACATTGTTTACAGAATGGCAAAACTGGGCATTAGAATTTACCATGATTATCAACGGTCCAAGCAGCTAAATAGGGCGAATAGAGCCCTATTTTTGCATTATTATAGGTATAACAATTGTGCATTAAAAAGGTTAATAAATGGGTTGGGTAGATAGCGGAGACAGTGCAACTTGGGTAGACGACGCGCCAGCGGAAAGCTCTGTAACGGTTGAAGCTGCACCTCCTGAATTTAATAATGCCGCGCCAATTCAAACTGGCCCTGCTCCAGATCAAGGCGGTGGTGGTGGTGGCGGTGGCGGTGGTGACAACAGCTTAACTAGTCCACCTCAAGTATACGATACAAATAGAGGTGGTGGTGTTGACCAAGCAGGATTAGATCAGCTATACCAACAGTATTTAGGCCGTGGAGTTGACCAATCTGGTGCTTCTACTTGGACTGGTCAAGACTACAACACAGTGCTTCAGGGTATTTTAAACAGTGGTGAATATGCATCAAGAAACCCCATAACGCCAACTGGTGACACTAATTTTAATATTACACCATCACAAAATGCAGCCACACCAGTTCAAACTGGTCCTGGCCAAGGTGACACTGCAGATTTAAATGCGCTTTATTTAAAATATTTAGGTCGAAATGTTGATCAATCTGGTGCACAAACTTTTGCTAATATGTCAACGCAAGATGTTACCAATGCGCTTAAAGCCAGTCCAGAGTATTCAACATATAACACAACTTCACTTTTTAACCAGTACTTAGGTCGTAATCCAGATGCAGGAGCTTTAGCTACTTTTGCTGGTAAAACACCTGATGAAATTAAACAATCAATTATAACAAGCGCAGAATTTGCGCCTGTTGTTACAAGCTATCTTTATAGGAACAATCTTGGCCGCACCCCAAGCCAAGGAGAAATAGCTGCATGGGCTGGTAAAACACCAGAGGAAGTCGCGGCAGGTATTATGGCCAGTGATGAGTATAAGTCAATGCCACATCCGACAGATGTGAACGCACTTTACCAATATTACTTAGACCGTCCAGCGGATCAAACCGGATTAGATACATGGAAAGACAAGACACCTGAAGAGGTTAAAGCCGGTATTATAAATAGTGACGAATATCAAAGTAAATTAATAAAGTATTCTGAGCTTCCAACTGCAGCACAGTATGATCCAGAAACTGGTCAGTTAACATCAACTAACCATATTTATCTTTGGAGAGACGCTGACGGAAACCCAACAAGTGATAGAGAAAAAGCAGTAAACGGACCAGATTCAGAAGCGTATCAAAAACAAGTAGAAATGAATAAACTTGCTATTGATAAGGTAACTGCAGGTGCAACACCAGTAACACCGGATATGAAGGGCAACGAGTATTACACTAATTTAGCTGCAAGAGGCGCCCGTGAAATGGGAGTTACTGGAGACTATAAGGTCTACGTAACCCCAACTGGTGAAACAGTTGTTGTTAGTGATAGCGGAATATTTGCTATGCCCGCAATGTCCTCTTATACTAGCCCCGCTGGTATTGCAAACCAACGAATGGGTTATCGTAATACGGTGTACTCTGGTGGTGAGTATGGTGGAAAAGATTCAATTGATCTTGGTGGTGGTGTTAGAATTCCAATAGTTACGCCTGAATTCTTGGTAGATAAAGAAACTGGTAACTTACTGTTTACTAAAGATTCAAAATTACCAATTACAATTCAAGATATTACACCACAAGACCCAGGTGGTTTCACTGGTTTAAACCAAATTGGTTTCCAAATAACGTCTGCAATTGTTATGGCCTCTGTTGGCTGGGCAATGGGCCCGGTTGTGTCCGCCGAATTTGGACCCGCACTTGCAACGGCATTTGGAACTAGTGCCGCAGGAGCTGCCGCCGCAGCAGCTGCAACGACGGCAATGACAATGGCGGCTACAGGTGCAATAATGGCTGCAGGCACCGGTGGAGACATAGCACAAGCAGCTGCTAAGGGTGCTATCATAGGCGCGGTAACTGGTGGTATGGGTTCATTAGTAAGCGCTGGAGTGGGTCAAGTAGCAACCAACCTTGTTGGCGAGGCTACTATACAGTCAATAACAGATGCAATGGGAATACCTCCGGGAGCATTTAGTTTTGCAGAAGCCACTAAAAATGTACAGGATGTAATTGGCAGAACAATTTCAATGACTTTTGCTTCAGTAGTAGCTGGAAAAATAAGCTCAGAAAATTTCATGACAGAGTTGTTTACTAATTTAGCTGCTAGTAGCGTTGGGCAATACGCAGGGGACATAGTTAAGCAAATAAACCCAGATGCGTTACAGGCAGCAATAAGAGCCGCACAGGCCGCAGGTCAAATAGCAACAAGCGCTTTGTTAAAAGGTCAAAACGTACAAACTGCAGTGATGAATAACATGCCATCTTTAGTGGCTGGATTTTTTATTGATACTGCAAGAGAAGTTGCTGCTGAGCGTGCCGCCTTAAACCCAACTAACTTTACAGAAAATGTTGGACTTACTAGCGGTGCAGTAGATACGGTGTTACAACGCGGTCTTGTTGATCCATACGTAAATGCATCTAAAGATCCATTGGGTATGTTTGCAGCACAAAATAATTGGACTGGTGATCCAATTTCAAATATGCGGATTGTTACCAATGAAATGGTTGACCAAAACATACCAAGACAAGATATTGTATCTAATTTAGCAGCTATATATAATATAGACACAAAAACAGCAGAAGGGTATTACCAAAATACTGTTGCTAACAATGTAATAGAAAAATTAGCAAATAATTCTAGTGACCCAATTGGTGTTTTAAATGCTGCAAAATTGTTAACTGGCGATAACCAAAAGAATTTAGAATACGTTACAAAAGAAATGCAAGCTCAAGGATTATCAAAAACTGATATTTCTCGTAATTTGCAAGATTTATACCAAATTCCTAAAGATAAAGCAGACGCCTATACTAATTATATATCAACGGGTTCTGTTTCAAAAGATAAGACAATTGTATCTACTGCGGACAATTTTGGTGATGCGTTTAAAGAAGCTAGGGCATCTGGTGCTAAAGCGTTTGAATGGAACGGAAAACAGTACACAACTGCCTTAGCGCCGCCTCCTTCTGCTGCTACACCAGAAGCGCCGCCTAAGTCGGCTATGCAAGTTTTAAGCGAAGGTTTAACACCAAAAACTAGGACGTTACAAGAGGCTATAGATTTTGCTAAGGACACAGCCCCAATGTTTGAGGGCAGCACAAAACGATTTATTGATAGGCTTTCTAATACAGTAGAATCATCTGCAAACAATTTAGCTAAAAATATTTCAGCAATAGAGTTACCAAGTTTAGAAGATATTAAAAGCCGTGTTCCAACGTTTGACGCTGTTCAAAAGTCAATGGAAAGTTTTATATCACCTAACGCGGAACCGGGACAACCAAATATTTTAACCGGTGCAAAAGAGGTAATGGACGCGCTTGTTGATGTGGCTAAATACGCACCCGGTGTGATGCAATGGGCTGCGGTTACCATGATAGGTCAACAAATACAAAATTTTTCTGCTCTTTTAATTTCACCATATGGCAGAGAAAATGACATGTATTTGGCAGGCAAAGCAGTTAATGATTTTGCTAATAAAAATGTGCCCCCAGCTGTAATAAAAGCAATGGACGATGGTTACGCACTTGCTAGGAAAATGGTGGAAGACGCACCAGCGGGCACAAAAGAATTAATGGCAATTAAGGCGTACTTACAGTATCCCGCCGCGTTTGTTAAAATAGCTGGCCCAGAAATTCTTCAAGACACAATGTTTATGGGCATAGCTGGGGCCGCTGGGTTTTTCGCTAAGATTGCTGGAAGTTTTAACGCATTAAGAATTGCAATCGGTACAGAGTTGGCACTTGATACTTTAGATGCCACGCTTGGTGGTTTGGGAATATCCTACGACGATTTACGAGCTAAAAAGGTGAGTCACGAAGACGCAGTTGCGCCTGCAGTAGCCAGTGGCATAGCACAGGGTTTCATAACTTTAGCAACCATGGGCCATGTTGATGCAGCTATCATGCGTCAACTTTCTGGAGATATTGTAGAGTTCACTACAAAAGGAATGGCAGGACTTGCCACAGCTGCGTATGTTGGGGCTTGGACCCGTTCTTTCCTAAATACCGGAGTACGCGATATTGCTGTGGTTGCTGGCGATCCAAAAGATTCAATGGCTAATTTTAGTTTTAATCTTAATAAGATGAATACTAATGCCGCCATGGATGCACCAATTAGCGCTGTTTCAGCAGTTAACCAACTTGTTATTGCAAGTTTTGCAAATTCAAAAGCTGAAGTAGACACAAATCAATTTTTAAAGTTAGCACCACCGAAAACTGAAAGCCAGTTTTCTTGGGAAGCGCCTAAGTTATTAGAAGGGCCGCAGAGATTATTACCAGCACCTTCTGCTGAACAGATGGTTAATGTTCAAAATACAATAGATACAATTTCGCAGACGTTGCAACAAACTGGTATTCCTGCAGACCAGGCAAATTCAATGGCGATTAAAACTATTGGATCTGAGTTGGTAACTCAAATTAATAACAACATCACTACGGAAGCAGGAAAGTTAGATCCTAATAAAGTATTGGGAACTGACGCCGCTGGAAATGATATTACTATTTCTGGCGTGTTTGGAGCTTTGGCAACACACACCCCAGTAATTGAAACTTCAAGTAGTGCAACTTACCAGTTTGAAACATCACGTGGGTCTACATACTCACAGTATTCAGACGGAACTACAGTAGGATTTAGAGAACCTTCCAATATGCCGGGTACTGGGCAAGAAACTCAGCCGAGGTCTTCAAAAACTGTTTTCATGGATCCGACGACTGTTAATAACGTTGGGGGGTATTTTCAAAACCCAGATATGGGCGTAAAATTTACGTTTGAAGTAGACTCAGAAGGAAATTCCACTGGAAAAACATCGGTTGAATTAACAAAAGATTATGGCCCATTAAAAGCGGGAACTAAATTAGGAACAGCGTCATACGAAACAACTCCAAAAGTAGGTATGGTTCCTGTAGAAATATTAAATTCAGACAGTGAAGCAAGGGGTAATCCATTTGTTCATTTTGGAAGTAATATTACTTCTGTTAAATCTTCTGGTGAAACTCCCACTAGCAATAAAAACGACATACAGCACAACCAAGTTTTAATAGAAGATATTAAAAAAACGTTAAACGACTTGGTTGGTCTTAAATTGGGTGATGATGATTTAGTGCCTCAAATGCAAAGAAGCACAGAAACACAAAAAACTGAGGGATTGCCATTTGCTGAAAAACCAGACATTAACAGACTATTTAACAAAAATACTCTTTTTGGTACGGATTTAACAGCACCAGAAACTAATACACAGACAGATACGCAGACGGATACAGATACAGCAACAAAGACTCGCGGAGAATTGATTTACGGAAAACCGGTTACACAGACCGTAACAGATACAGACGCAAATTTAAAAACAATTACCGATCCACGGTCATTGACAAGTACTATAACAGCGCCGCAAACGCAGACTGCAACACAACTTGCAACAGAAAATCCAACGAAAACGGATATTGCATTAAAAGATTTAACTAAAATACAGCCTCAGACACAAACCTTAACACAATTAGAGCCAGTAAGCCCAACACCTGTGCCAGTGGATATTGCTGTGTTGGACCCGCTAACACCGACGTCGGTTATTACATCAATTAATCCGCCATCGAAAGTTAAACCGCCGTTAGAACTAGTTCCACCGAGTATAGAACCAATAAGCCCACCTGTTATAGTTACACCGGAAGACCCGACAAAACCGTCAAAAGGGCCAAAGACAAACGTACCAACATTAGTTCCACCGATAAAGAAGAAACCAGTGGATAAGGGTAAGTTTAAAAAACGAGTTCCCCCGGATTTAATAGCAGACTTTACAAAAGGTAGAAAGCACGCACTGCCTTTAGACAAATTAATGCGTGTTATTGATTCAACTAAACCAAGTAATGTGATACCTATGGAAAATTATATAAGCCCTCCGTTTTTACCAATGGATTTAGAACAGCAACTAAAAGCCGCTAAAGAAGGTGGCCTAATGCGGTTAGCAACTGGTGGGAATCCTTCTAGTTCAAACACTGCAGGTGCCAGCTCAGGTTCAAATATGAGTGTCGGCCCAGGTGACGCTTCATACTCTCCGGTTTCTAATTTTATTAAAGGTAAGGCCACAGATCCTGCCTTACCAGGGAAGTATGACTTGCAACAGTATACATACGCACAGCCTATATATAATCCAGATGCAGTACTAAAGCAAATTTTAGCCGCTGCTCAGGGTGGTGTTGTTCACATGGCAGTTGGTGGTGCTCAAGATACAAATCCTGCGTTTGATCCGTCTTTTGCTGAAACCAAAATGAAGGGTAAGCAATTTTCATTTCATAAGCCTTTTGTTGGATTAAATACAATGGCTAACGCACCAGCGCTAAGTACTGGCGGAGAAGTTATAAACCACAACCCACAGTTCTTTAGTGAAGGTGGTTTAAACGCCATGGAAAATCGTTACGTTCAAGGTGACGGTGACGGAACTAGTGATAGCATTCCAGCAATGTTAGCAAACGGCGAGTTTGTAATACCTGCCGATGTGGTATCATCTTTAGGCAATGGAAGTAATGACAGCGGTGCATCTATACTTGACGAATTTTTAAAGACAATTAGATCGCACAAGACCCGTGCAAATAAAAATGGACTGCCACCAGATAGTAAGGGTGCGCTAGGTTACTTATTAGAAGCAAAACGTAAAGTGAGAGCATAATGGCAACAACAGGATCAACTGGTTTAAATAACTTTTTAACCGATACATACGTAAAAGAAACTACATTACCAGCGTGGTATACTGACGCGCAAAAAGGTATTGTAAGTGGAGCACATCAGGCACTTGCCGATGCGCCAACTTTTCAAAATACGGTGGGTCAGCAGGCTATTAATACTTTGCAAAACCCTAATAATTCATTTAACCAAGCCCAAGGCGCGTTAGGTCAAATTGCTCAGGGTGCGGCTAATCCTTGGATTACTGGAGCCAACGGCCAAGTAACCCCAAATACCAACACGGCAATGGGCGGATTGTTTCAAGCACAAAACCAACAGCTAAACCAATTGATGCCAAATTATACAGCCCCGGTTCAAGGTGCTAATATTGCGTCTGGTCAATTTGGCAGTTTGCGCGGAGAAACTGCGCTTAATAAAGCTAAAGCTGACGCATTCGCTAACTTATCGGCTCAGCAAATGCAGTCTGCGCTACAGAATCAAACCACTGGCGTACAGGCGGGCACTGGATTGGGTAACGTACTTAACCAACAACTGGGCACCGAAATGACAGCTGGTAATACTCAAATGAACGCTCCATTCCAGAACCTTGGAAGTTACGCAAACTTAGTTAATGACGTTAGTGTTCCAGGTCTCGTAGCACAGCAAAATCAAATGTCTCCGTTTAGTCAAATTGGTGCAGTAGCTGGACTAGGCACTAGTGTATTAAATAGTTTAGGACTTGGTAATTTAACACAAGTTGGTCCTAAATTAATGGACTTGTTTAACAGAATACCAACTAACAGCGACATGCCAAGCCCAGCCTCTCCGTACGAAGAGGTAACGGCACCTAGCGAAGATGGTTCAAGTCAGTATTACTACGGAAACGATTAAGGAATAATTATGTCAAGTCCAAACGACGCAGGCACATCATCATTAGCGGACCAAAACACAGATTTAATTCAAAGCGGATTAACTCCAGGTTTGCCCGTACAGTACGCCAATACAAAGCAATCTAAGGGTGCGCTTGATTATACAAAAGCTAATCCTAATTACTTAATGGATAAAGAAACTGAAACTAATGTTTTGCAAAATATGCAAAATTTAGCTAATAAAATTAACAATCCTTTACGTATGTTTAACGAGGGAATGAAAGACGCTCAGGCTTGGACCCAATATAATAAATCTCCAGCGTTTGCATTGCGCGAAGAAGCAGCTAATACTGACCGTAAGGCTTTATACGATATTGCCCAACAGCAAACTGCAATTAAAATTGCACAACAACAAGCTGCAGCTGAAGCGGCAAATATTGCTCGCTTTAAAAATGGTATTGTCAGTGGTGCTGGTGGTGTTACTCCGGCACAGCAACAAGTTTTAAATGCAATGGGTACCCATCTAGATAATAACATTGGCGCTCAACGGGCATTAATGGACAAATATAACGAGCAACAAATTATTGGTTCTTCTAAAGCTCAATACGACGCGGAAGCCAATACCGCAAAGACTTATATGCATCCAACCAAAGGCCCTGTTTCAATTACGCCTAATCAATGGATGAACATGGATCCAGATTTAAAACGAGAAATTGAAATTGCCACATATAAAGAACTTGGGGGCACTAAAACTGGCGCTGCTGGACCACTACAAGGTAATGTTCCAACTTCGTCTTTAAGTGCGCCCACAACCACTGGAGAACGTGGGAACGCAGCTCAAATTGCAGCTGCATTAAACATTCCGCTTATTAGCGGTGATCGTGATTGGGATAAACAATACAACCTCTATTTAAACAGCAAACAACCAAATTACTCGGGTCCTCCTGTAGCATTCCCAGGGACAAGCAAACACCAAACAGGTTATGCAATTGACGCTGGCCCAATTAACCCTGCACAACGTCAACAACTGATTGATGCGGGATTTAAGCAAACTGTTGCTAGAGATCCTAATCATTGGGAGTTAGTAAATAAACCAGCTCAAGTAGAACAAGCTCCGGTTGCACCAGTTGGTGGGCTTCCTCAAGTTAAAGCTCCCGTTGTATCTGGTGGTTTGCCAGTTTCAACTAGTCAAGCCCCTGTCACTGTTGCCCAAGCTCCTGTTGCTCAAGCTCCTGTTGCTCAAGCTCCTGTTGCTCAAGCTCCTGCTGCTCAAGGGCCATCTGCGGTTCAGTCTGCTCAAGCCATGGAACCAATGCCACAAGCTAAAAACTATGGTCTTAACAAAGATGCCTATGTTGCTGCTATGGATGCTTGGAAAGCAAGACAAACTCAAAAAGCTCAAGGTCTTGGAACGGCGTCAACTGAATTAGCTAAAAAAGACGCTGATATGAAAAACGAATACTTACAAAGTATTGGAACAACTTCAAAAACGTATGATGAATATGACCGATTATTAAAAACTTCAAAAGACAAAAAGAATGTATTTAATCTGAGTGGTAGAGATTGGGTTGGTGTTTTAGGTGCTAAAATTACTCCTAAAGCGGAAGGCGATAAAACAGAAAACCATACTTTAGCACGTACATATTTATCTGATCCTTCTTATACCGATTTTAAAAATATTGAGCAAGGTGCCGCTGTTGCGCAAGCAGCTTGGGCTAAAAACTTAGTTCAAGGCGCTGGCGGACGACTTACCAACGCTGACTTAGCATTAGGTGAACCAGCTAAAGGTGTGGGTATTGCTACAACGTATTCTTCACATATGCAAAATTTGGCTAAAAATATGCAAGATATTCGCACAGCCTACTACCGGGGATTAGAATTTGATAAATGGTCAAGACAAAATCCCAATGGTACTGCAGCTCAATTTGAACAAACTCCTTACTATGAATTTGGTTCAAAAGTAGACGCTGCTAAAGATGTGGGTAAAAAGTTTATTGATGTACCGGAGGCTGATTTTGTTAAAAAAGATGCAAATAAAAAGCCATATATTATTGTTAACGGAAAATCTATTTATTTATAATGTCAGATAAACAATACGAAGAAGTTCCGTCAGAACTTCAAACTCATAAGCCTTCAGAACAAGCTGTTCCAACGACAGTTACTCCTAGTGCGTTGTCGGGTACTGAAGTTCCAGAAAAATTAATTTCAAATGAACGCCCAGAATATAAAAGAGAAAAGTCACCGTACACAACCAATCAAGCTGGATTAATTGTTGGGGGTGGTGCTGCAGGTGCTGCAATCACTGGTCAAAAAACAAAAATGTTATATGATGTTTTGGATAGTAAATCAGCACATCCGGGTGTTCAAAACTACATCAATAGTCAGCTGGGCGCTAAATTTGATATGCCAGCTAAAGAGCTATCAAGATTAAGTAACATACCTGTAGAAAATTCACAGCAGGCTTGGGAAGCAATAAAAAAAATTAGTGCTGCAGAGGCTACTCCAGATGCTTTTAAAGAAATTTACAAAGTAGATCCAGCAACTGGAAAGACAGTATTGAGTCATGTAGAAAAAACGCCGGGGTCACCTGCCAAACCCGGATTATATGATCCAAAAGATTATGTTAAAACACCGAGCTACCATTTAAAGAAACACACTGGATTACCGTTGCGTAGTGCATTAGCTGGATATGATATTGGTAGTGGACTACAACAAATAACAAATGGAGAAGGAGTTGGGGATGTTGCCGCCGGTACTGGAAGTATTGGAGCTGGTGTTTTAGCAGGTGCTGCACCCTTCTTGCCTAAAAAAGTTCGTGCAATTGCAACTGGATTGGGATTGGCTCCAGTGGGTGCTCAAATGATAGGTTCTGCAACAGCTGCAGATTTGCCAGGCACTGCATTTGATTTAGCAACTGGTTTTATGGGCCCTATTGGTATGGCATTATCTCCATCACAACTAGGTGACGCTACATTAAATCCAAAACGTGATCTTTTACCTGGTCAAAGTGTATTAGAAGGAACTAGATTATATCCACAGAAACGCGCTAACGGCGGAAGTATCAGTATGCCCGAAATGGCTAAAGAAATTATGCAACACCACTTGAACTATAGAAAAGGTGGTAATGTTGCGCCTCAACCCAAGCCAGAACCTAAGCGTAAACTACATACGATCTATACTTTGCCAGCTGGTTTAAGTAAAGATGAATTTGAGTATTTATGCAAAGGCGGCCATGTCGACATGACTGGGCACATGGCGGAAGGTGGTGAACCAAAAAAGTTCCCGCCAGCATAGCTGGCACTTTCAATAAAGTCGGGCCAGTGCGGGGTCCAAACCTGTCCACAATGGCACGCGACTATATCGCTGAGCTGCCAGAAAAAACTAAAGCTAACTTAGAGCACCAGCGTTGGGTAACTGATAATGCAATTGGTTACTCAAAGGATAAAGGGCTTTACACCCCAAATGAATCTGCTGCTAGAGAAGCTATGGATATGGTCCCAGGTTTAATGGGATCTATTAGTAAATTTGTACCAAAAGCAACTAACGTTTTAAAAGCTAGTGAAGCACTTGCTCCGCATGAGGGTAAATGGCTTAATGTAACTCAATCAGATAGAATGCGTTCTACTGAAGGCGATTTAGGTGGCCCTGGTTTTTCAAAATTTCAATTAGAAAAGCCAGAATACGCCGCAGCTCAAGCAGCATGGGGAGTAGGAAAAAAGCCTACAGCAAGTGGGATTGTTAACGTTAATAAAAAGTTTGGTGATCAAGCAATTTGGACTCCCATGATTGGTGGCGAAACACAGCACCATTCTAATCAGCACGTTTATGATATGTTAACAAATGAATTTAATCGACAATCAAGATTGGGAAATTTAACTCCTGAATTACAAGCAAAAATAAATTCTACATTGGCCACTGGAAAAGAAACTAAAGGATTGTTTCCAGAAAATTTTGACATTGGTAATCCAGAGCATTTAGCACAATATGGCGATACATTTAATCGTCGTGGGGCTTTATCTACATTAATGAGTGGTAAAGGTGTTGGTGGTACTAAAGGCCGTATTATTGACTACCCTGGAATTATGCAAGAGATGACAGACCCTATGACTGTTGGTGCTCCAACACATTCATTAGGGACTCGTTTGTTTACTTTAAATAATGAAATTGAACATCGCCCAGATTTGCATTCAGCATTCCCTTACATTTTAAAAGGTGAAGATAAAGGCGTAGCTTTTGCTCCAGTGCCGAAAGAACATGGTATACCAGATTTTATTAATCAATTTAAAGAGTTCAAAGGGCGCGAACCTGGCTACTATGATTTAGTTCGAACCACTCCAAGCCAGCAAGTTACTGATAAATATTTGCGTAGCTTGGAAGATATTGGTCACGCAGACGGTGGTTTGGTATTTAACCCACGGGGTAAGGACTATGACTATCAAACAGCCACAGCTTATGGTATGGGACCCAATGGAACTGGCGAAAATGCTGGCCATTGGGGTTCTGTAGCTCCAACATCGGATGACGAACGTATGCTTCATGGTTTACCAGAAGATAGTTATGTCGTGCTAAAAGGAAAAAGTCACCCAACATTTCACAAAGCAGAGGCCGCTGAAGAAGAACGCGGATCTAAGATTGTGAAAGCGGGTGACCGTTACTACTCAATACCAAAGTAATTACTTACGGTAGCGTTTACCATGCCACCCCTCCGCAGCAAGAGGAAAATCGGGCGCCCACTCCGGCGGTGTAGTCATAATTTTGATTACGTCGGCCAGTGCGGACTCCCCGTTTTGTTCTTCCACAAGGAGTAAAACTTCATCATGCACGCTATTGACCACGTTGTAACCGGCCTTCTCAAGATTAAGCATAGCCACGGCAAGAAAATCTCTAGCAGTCGCTTGAACGGCGGACTGAAACATACTGCTGCCGATCAAAGCGTTTGTACTCCACTGCCGAGTGAAAGTATTCTGACTGTAAACAGTGACGCACATTCTCTTGTCACCCCACGGTGTCTCGAACAACTCGAACTTTGGCCTCTGCCAGCGGATGACACGCTTACTGGGTAACTGCATACAAAGAACGCCGTTGGCGACCTTCATCAAAATCTTTTTACCAACCATCTGAGCTTTGCCGGGGTCCTTTATTGCGTTTTTAGCAGCAAGGTCAAACATCTCCCACAAATTTTTTACCATCACATACGATGAACGGTAGTTGCTGACTGATAGCTCAGCCTGCGCTTCATCCATCTCGACACCCATCCCACTAGCATACTTCACCAGCCCCTTGGCGCCCTGACCAAACATCGCGCCCAATACGGCTGACTTGGCTATCTGCCTCTGTTCCTTAGTGACCGCCTCGTACGGTATATTGTATAGCGACTCAGATGCAAACGTCTTATACTCGTCAAGACCACTACGGAATAACTCGATCTTATTTTTCTGGCCAGCCAAGTAGACGCCAACTCGGTTTTCAATTGAGCTAAAATCCACATCCACAAAGGTTTGTTGCTCGGGAGCCTTAATAGCAGCGCGGACGAGTGAGGACAGTTCGTCCATTGAACCAGTCGCTTCTGTAAATACCCTTGGTAGCGCCATCTCAACCTCATTATCCGTGAGTGTAGGACGAGCCAGATTTTGAAGATTGAGACCACCCCTAGATGCCCAACGGCCAGTAGAAGCCCCGTGATAGATGAGCGTGTTCCTGATTCTGCCATTTCGTTGTATCTCCTGCATTTTGGCAAACTTCGCCGTTGAGGTCTGTGTGCCATCTTGGCGTAGCTCTAGCACACGGCGTATTTTCTTATGAATGTTGCACTGCAGCATTTTTGAAACGGTATCTGCGGTCAAATCGTCCAGCTTGGCGCCACGGTTGTTTAACCATTCAAGCAGCTTAGCTCGCTCAGATGGCTTACAGCCAGTTATGGCCATACATTCTGCGTCAATGGCAGCCTGGGTAGTCTCTACCGCCGTAACGGCGTTACGCAGCTCAACAGGATCGACCGGTACGCCTCTTAAATTGATCCGTTGGGTGAGTACCCATACCTCCTGTTCGAGGTCGCTAATGGGCTTTAAAATGCTTCCTAAAGCCATTTCAGCACGTACGTCCTGCTTACAGTATTCAAACATCTCATCCATCAGTAAAAAGTCATTATCAAATTGGCCCTTCTTATTTGGCTTGCATAGCTTCTGGATTAGTTGCCTGCCGCGAATGTCCTTTTTCTGGTTTGCATCCATAAACAAGGCGGCGTCACCAAGCGCCTGAGGGATGTTGTTAGCTGCTGCTATGCCCATGGTGTCAATACACTGCTCCAGCTTTAATTCTGGCCAGCCGTATTTTGGCACACAGACACAGTTCCAGATCGCGTATTCAAACAAGGCATTCCATGCTTGGATTTTGCCGTCGTTGCGGACGTGATGCAACAGCTTATCTAACGGTTTTACATTTGAGAAATTGGGGTTGTCTGAACCGACAACTTCTACATTGTTTGGTGTAGTACCGAACGCAATACATATTACTTGGGTGGATAGGCAGTTGGCGTACTTATCAAGTCCGACCTTTGCCAAGTCGGCAAAACTACGTGTTTCAAAGTCGATGCTATAGATCATTATCTGACTCCTGATTTAAATTGCATGATTTTTTTCTATTATATTTATAGACAGAATTTTTGCAATTTGGACAAACTGTTATTAAGGGAAACATATCCCTAACATTTTTTTTAAACAGTGGGAACTCTTTCTCAAGGCAATAATTTGGTAATTCATCGTTAGAGGGTTCAAATACACTTTTTGACATATTACCTGTTATACCATAAAAAAAAGGGGCGCTGTAAAAGCCGCCCCAATATCACCACCATGTGAATCTATTTCTTCCACCGCCAGCTAATACTCCAATTAAAGAGATTAAGCGGTGGGCACTTCCAAGGGTCAGACCTCACAGGATCCGGCGCTACATGCTAACATCTGCGCCCCCTCAACGTTATCTGTTACTTCTTTGAGCTCGCTCCAGTTGATCGTGGGGATCTTGGCTTTGAGCTCGTTATACTCTTCTTCGGTGCACTCTTCGTACGGGGCTTGGCGGTACGTGCCGCCGTCGTACGGGAGGTAGCTGACGCCGCTGATTTCGCTAAAGTTTTCCCACGTCCACGCGCCGACACTTGGCCAGTCTTTTTCTTCGACGGAGATTGTGACGCTAGGCTTATGCTCACACCAGTGTCTTTGATAAGTAAGCCAAAGCTCCAGATGCTTAATCGGAGTAACATCATCGCGAGTGAGTCCGTCAGGCGCTTTTTGAGGGAAGCTAAATACGACGGTTTGGGTTGGCTTATAGACGCACTCTTCATTTGGTATTCCTTGTTGTATTAAGAACTGGCTAAGAGGATCCTTTTTGTCTCCTCTAACTCGTCTAATGTAATACTTAGCGTGACGAGGATGGATTCCACTTGCGCTATCAACAAGCTGGGAAACTGTTCCCGAAGGTTTAACGCAAGTGATAGCTGCGCTTGTAGGGACTCCAAGTCTTTCAGCCCACTGTTTATTTGTTGCCCTAGCCATTTCTCGTAACTGTGTGAGGATAACATTTAGCTCTTCTCCTTGAGTACATGTAAGTTTGTTGTCGTAGATTCCAGTGAAGGACACGCCAAGAAGTCTTTCTTCTTCCGTATTGCGTTGCCACACTTTTCGCAGATAAGGGAACTTGGTAAACGAAGATTGAATTGTCCCCAAGATTGTTGCCAGTCTAACCTTGCGCAAGAGAGATTCTTTGGTGTCGTCATGTCTTATAACAGCTTCTGTAAGATTGCAAAACTGATAAGGTCGTAAAATAATTTCGCTACAAGGGTTAGTACCAAAATCATAATCAACGTCTCTATGACCGTATTTGGCCACAGTTTTCTTTGCAGCTTCTCTGTTAAAGATTCCGCGCTCTCCACTATGCGAGTTGTAAAGGGAGACCCACTCCTCCATAAACTTACCAACGGTTGGCGTTTCGTTATATACAGCAGAATTGTTAGCAAGCGCTCTGTGAGGCGCGGTTTCCCACCACGGTCCAGTTTTTGCATGTCGAATCCTTTCGTCATTTAAATCAGATAAGCTAATCATAGCAGATCTTCGCACACCGCCAACGACAACTACCTCACCAATCTTACACATTAAGTCATGGCACTCTAGTGAGTTAAGTTTACGGCCCTTAGCATTTTTAAACATTGCCACGGTAAACGCAAACAAGTCTACTAATGGTTCTGGCCCGGAAGCTCTTCCACCAAATGTTTTAAGTCTGGCTCCGGCGGGTCGTACTTTACTGATGTCCCATTTTGGGACTTCGCCACTGTAGAGGTGAGCGAGGAGTAGACGTAGTGATTTGGCCCATCCTTCTTTAGAGTCGTGGACGGAAATCGTATGCTCGGAATCGAATAAACGGTCTGGCACTTCCGGCAGATCATTAATATACTTTGATTCGACTGAGAAACCAACTCCAGTTCCGCACAAGAGGATGAACATGGCTTCGTCAAATGACTTGGGGTCATCCACTGGGAGATACGAGCAATTATAGATGCAAGTGTTATCACGGTCGGCACTCTTTCCTGCCGTCATCAAGGCACGCATTGACGGCATTAGTTCATGGTTAAGTATTGCGTTAAATAATTCTTTTTTGGTTTGTTTATCTTCAGCTATTGCTGGCGTTCTTTCAAAAATGTAATCTATAAATCGTTGTACTGTCTCTTGCCAAGTTTCACGACGACCTTTGTCATCAATGTATCTGGCGTAGCGGCTGGCGGCAATGTATTCACGGTATTGGTCCATGGTTTCTTTTTATGTTAGTTGGTGGATAAAAAAGGGAGGCCACAGCTTCTATGGACACTCCCAGTACTGCGGGTACTACTAAAGGAACTACTTATGCTGCAAAATCTGTTGCTGCTGATGTACTAGCTCCACCTAAACGTTCTCCGTCTTCTAACTTCTGAACGTTGTTTAAGCCAACAGCAATACCACGGGCGCCTGCTGTGTCATACGGAAACAAGTCAATTGACACGCGACCATAACAACCACTGTACACTTCATTCTTATCAAGGATTGGGTTTACTTCAGCGTCTACAACGCCAGGTTTACGATCAATATTTGCGTAAGCATTAAAGAAATAATGGCCCACGAATTCTGGATCTTCTTTTTCTGCATCACCATCACGTAAGCCACCTTTTAATAGCTTAGGTACTGAGCCACCAAAGAATGCTGCATTGGCTTGCTTAGTATCTTCAAATGCCTTATTAAAACGGGCAACACCTTCTTTATCAGACTTTGGAATTAATACCATTGTCGAATATTTAAGTACGCCGTTTAATGTCTCGGCTGGTTCAAATACGTTAACGAAAGACAAACGAACTTTGTTTGTTACTAGTTTGGTTCTTACTGATTTAGCTGCCATGATGATATTACCTTTTTAACTGTAGAACAGGACTTCAGTAGGGGCCTGTTCGTCTACCCTTAAATAACTAAGAATCATACAGAATACCATGATTTGCTAATGCTTGCTTCATTGCCAGTGCCCTTAAAAAATCAGATAAGTACTCTGGCTCATGCAACATCTCTGGGTCTTCTGCTACAACATCTAGAATTTCATCAACTGAATTTCTTAAACTACATATATTTTCTCGTTGCCCGCTACCGGGCAGCCCATCAAAATCTTTAAAAAACTTGTTTATTAATAAGTCTGGAATTTCAAATTCTGAACCATAACATTGTACCATCATAGTAGCCTTTTATAATTATTATTTAGCTACGATTACCAGCCCCACGTTTCCAATAGCGTACCCTAAAAACATGATGCCAGTGCCCACACCGCCTTTTATAAATTGATCAATAGCCACAACTAAATAAACTAAGCCCATGGCCGCTATTAGCCAAGTACTCATGCGAAGTCTTCCTTGGCGTTTTCTTTTTCTTTTACTAGCTTAGGTGCGCCATCCGGCCTAATAACTAAATCACCAAGCCATGCCGTTAGTTGACCCTTTGGGCCTAACTTTTCAAGCGCAGCAATAGACTTTAGTTTTGGTTGCTCCCAAATAATTGACTCATCCATTCCCTTTTCTATTAACACCACGGCGGCTAGTGCTTGGTCTGTTATCTTGCGATGGGTTACCGTTGTTGATAGTTTAAATCCGGGTGGAATAATGCTTTGCTCAACAGCTCTAGTCAATGCATAGTCTTCTACGTCATTGGCCCAAGCCCTTAAATTTTGCGCTTTGACGAGGACTTCACTGACTTCTTCTTCACTGAGGAGAGCTGGGGCTTTGAAGTCTTGCTTGGCGAGTTCTGAGTTGAAATCACTGCGGGCGCGGCACTGCGCTTTTGCTTTGCAGAACTGGCACCAGTCACCGGGAAGGAACTCACCGCTGCCGGCCCACGCTTTCTTGGCTTTTGGTTTAACGAAGTAGTTGGCCCAGTCGACCAGTTTACTGACGGTGGTACCATCGGTACTGATACTGTCAAGTCGGGGCTGATGTATCGTATAACTGACTTCTGTAATGTCTGGGTATTCTTCTTTAAATTTGCTGTACGCACCGAGCGCGTATAGTCGCAGCTGTGTGTTGTCGAGCGCGGATACGGGGACTCCTTTTCCAAACTTGAGGTCGATGACGCGAATGGCGTGCTTAGAAAGTATAACCACATCGGCTGTACCAAAACCGTCAGGAACCCAGTCAGAGAAATCCACGCGCTGTTCAAATAACGGGGTATCACCCTCACCGATTTGACTGCGGACATATAGAACGTAATTATCGACGTTAGCCTCAAAGTCGTCGTTGTAGTAGGGTGTTGCCCTAATGATTTCATATTCTTTTTCATATTCTTCAATTCCTATTTGACCAAAATGATGCCGTAATTTAACCTCTGCCAGTGAGTGGGCCATGGTGCCTTCTTGGGAGAAGTCAAATGCCCCGTTGTTTCTTTTTTGTTCTGGAAGTGTGGCCTCTAAGCGTGCGCTGGGTGTACATGATAACCACCTCTTGGAGCCTGAAGCTGATAAAATCGCGTGAGCTGTCATTTTTGCCTTTTAATCTGTTAATCTGTTTAATCGTATATATAATAATGCAAAAAAAGGGGCCCTTTCGGACCCCTATTTAGAGAAAAATGAAAATAAATATTTTTAAGTTTTTAGGGCGGCGATTAATTCTGCGACTTCTTTATTGAAATCAATCTTAACCTCTTGTTTTATATCTTGTTTTATATCCATACGCTCGCGGTAGTCGTCTGGATACTGACCACGTAAACTAATTTCTGCAACTCTGGAGTTAAATGTTTTGTTGTCAATGTTGGCTAACATCATGTTTTCCCAGAATGCTTGGCCGTAAGTTGTGGCCAAAGACATTGTCTCTGCAAATAGGGGGTCTTCTTTTTTTAACTTTGCTGCCGTGTCTTTGCTAATGTTAATAGCAGCATACATCGCCTTTTGGGACGCGCCCTGTTGGCCCAGCTCTAATATAACTTTGGCAAGATCTTCGTTAAACTTAAATTTTTTGGCCATTAACAATTCCAATTTTTTAGTGATGCCTTAGCTCTTTCAGCTGGGCCTTTTGATTTCTTGACAACACCCTCCATGCGAGCACAAAAAGATGCCTTACGGCCTTTGTCTGCGTCTGTCTTTGGATGTGGTGCTGGTGCTTTTAAATTACTGTTGTTCTTACTGTTGTATTCTGCGCGACCTTTAGCGGTCATGCCTGCACCCTTATCTATAGGGTTGTATGTCTTACCGACGCCAGTGGTCTTACGTGGGATTGGTTTGTCGTGCTTTGTTGCCATTATTTTTTAGCAGTTTTAGCTGATTGTTTAAATGCGTCTGCAGTGGGTGCACCCTTGGCGCCCGGCTTGCGCATCTTTTCGCCTGAGCCCGCTGCGATGCGTTCTCTCTTTTTTTGAATATTTGCGTACAAACCGGGTTTAGTTGCCATTGTAAAGTTCTCGTAAATGATTGTAAAGTTTTAGAATACTTTAGTTATGCCGCCTAATTTTTTGGCGCCGTTGATTAGTTCTGTCTCTACAGTCCCGCTGATGAATTTGTTCATCTCAATGGCATGCTCAATAATCTCTGCCATTGTGGGAAAGCTAGGGGCTGCAGCTTCAGATTTTTCTGTTGCCTTACTTGCCAGTTCCCAGACCTTGATCTGTGCGTCGTACTGCTGGGTCATAAAGTCTTTTGCCGTAAGTAAAAGGCTATTGCGAATTTCAAATGGGTTCATTGTAAATCTCCTGTGTGTGTAAAAGTGTGGGTGGAGGTTCAAAGCGTCTTCCCGACGAGTTCTACTGCTCCTATATACATTAATGCAACAATTACTTCTTTTCCGCCCTAGCTTTTTGGGCTAAAGCCTCATTTTCTTGCTTAGTCTGGGCCACGCGGCCAAGTGCCTCATTAATCATCATGCGGGTCATGGCCCCAGCCATCTCATGCCGTTTGGCCTCAATCTCTGCCTCACGCTTGGCCTTAGCCTCGTCGTTGGATAGCTTATTGGCCTCCATCATACGGTTAAACAAATCACTCATCAGCCGGTTTCTCCATTACTGCTTCTAATGCAGCCTTAGCTTTTTCTGCTTGGGGGCCAGCTTGGTTTTGGTAAAACGCAATAAGTTCAGCAAACACCAAAGAAGGGGTTTGTGACGGCATGTTTAACGCATTTAGTGTTGCGTTCATTACCCTAATTGGTGCTTCAATATGAACTACAAACTCGTCTAATTGCTTCATTTTTTGTTCTTCGGTCATTTCTTTTTTCCTTTTGTCTTAGTTCTAGCTTCATTTAATACTTTATCAAACCAGTCGTCTCTTGCGGCTAATTTTTCTGGGTCGGTGCAATACTGATCTAATTCAAATTTGCGGCTATACATGTCTTCTAGCGCAGCGCAACGTAAACTATGCAATGCTTTAATTCCAAGTAATGCAGTAGCAACTTCATCTTCTGTCATTGGTTTGGGCGCGTCACCGTGATGCTTGTACAGCAACTCAATGTCATCGCTGGTCTGCCACATCAACATAACAGCGGATTCTAAATCAATTCTATCGTTCATTTTTTCTTCATCGCTTTCTTAATGTCAGCTTGAAAGTCTACGCTGTACCATTTACCGACGGCCATGAGCGCTGGCAATAATGCTTTCCAATCTGCTATGTCATCCTCATCCCAATTTTTACCGTCTTTTATATTTTTAGATATTGAGACGTAGCTCTCTGCTAAGTTGGCCACGGTAATATCGTCTGTAAAATCATCATCAAGTTCTAATATCATGTCTTTGTCCTTTTTTGTATTTCACGATCTAAGTACCAACGCGCCTTGCGTAGGTCTTCGATCGCGTCATGTTTTAAATCTGCTCGCCAGATATACTTAAACGCATTGCCTAAACAAAAGCCCATGTGCTCAGTAATCTGGATGCAGTCAATGCCAGAGGGGTGTGCCGTGTAGTGCTTAGGGTTGTTTACTGGATCGTTCACCATGTTTCCTCCGCAACTCATTCTCAACTGCCGTAACTTCTTCTTCATTGTCACATACCCAAATTGTTTGAAACTGGTCAAACAAATCTAGGTTAATGTCTTCTACTCCCCGAATAGTTTCAAACATAGGGTATCCCTTATAAATATGCTCAATAACAAACGTGCTCATACCTTTAACTCCTTTTTAAGAAATTCAATTCCCTTAACAAAATGGTAACGCCAATACTTTTCGGTTACATAAATATCTGCATAACTCAAACCATCCAAAAATGATTCTATAATAAGACGCTGTTTTTCTGGCATGCTCTCAGTAACTAATCTACGAATGTCAGATATATCTTCGGGATCCCACGGCAGCCATCCGTCGTTAGACGGTATGGTTACATTTTCAGAATCATCCTGCTCAATCGGGTCAATATCTTCATCGCTAAGTCTGGGAGCTACAGCATTAATCTTATGTTTGGTTTTTGTTCTCATAGCTATATTAATGCAAAATCTAGCGCATTTAACAAGGCCTCCTGCAAATTTATTTTTCCTTCTAACACTTTGACAACTTGTTCGTCTATGCTGTTAGCCACTACTAGGTGGTGTAATATAACCGGCACTTCTTGCCCTTGACGGTAGACCCGGGCATTCGCTTGGATGTAGTTCTCTGAGCTCCATGGTAAATCGAACCAAACCGTTTGGGCTGTCTCTCCAGCGTTGCACTGTAAATTAATCCCGATACCACCACTCTGCGGATGGGCAAGCAACATACGAATCTCGCCACGATTCCACGCTGCAATGTTGTCATCGTCCAGCACCACACTCTGCGGGAACTGGAGGCATATCCTGTTGAGGCTGTGTTTGAAATGGTAGAAAACCAATGTCGGGCTTGAAGATTCTTCCATGATCGACTCAAGGTATTCCAATTTAGTACGGTGTATTTCCTGCGGCTCTCCATCTTGGCCATAGACTGCACCCGAGGTGAATTGCAGTAACTTGTTCGCCAGTGTCGCTGCTGTTGGAGCTGTGATCTGCCCCTTACCGATCTCAACGACCATATCTTTTCTAAGCTCATTGTATTTGTTCTTTACTTGTGGGTCTAAATCAATTTTGTGATAAAGCGACGTACAGCTAGGTAGCTGCAAATAATCTTCAGCTTTAAGACTAAAGCATATATCTTCAATCTTGTCTTTAATAATCTGGTCTGCATTTGGTTGTAGTTTCCATGAATATATTACCCTTGTGTGCCGGTTCATCTGGTCCGGCTGCATATACTTATCCCTAAACTTGGTGAGACTAGTCTCTAAACGCGCCCCTAAGTCCAGTATACCCACCTGTGACCAGAGCTCAGCCATGCCCTGAGGGGTGGGTGTGCCGGTTAGGATTAAACGCCGTGAGAAGCCCTTTAAATGCTTTTTAAGCGCCTTAAAACGCTTAGTGCTGGGGTCCTTAAACCGGCTGCTCTCATCTATTACTAAGTTAGTGAACACTAACTTAGGCTGAACGTCACAAAGCCAAGCTACGTTTTCAAGGTTTATGATGTATATGTCTGCATCAACAGCGAGGGCCTCAAGCCGCTGCTTTTCACTACCTAATATTTTCGAGCAGGTCAAGTTGCTGAGATGTTGCCACTTGTTTATTTCCGCGTCCCATACCGTCTGGGCTACTCGCTTGGGGGCTATGATAAGCGTCTTGCCTTCGAATTGTTCCGCTATGATGGTCAATGTTGTCGCCGTCTTCCCCAGCCCGGGGGGTAGGAATAGTCCCAGGTTGGGTGTCGTCTTTGCCTTTTTTATTAGGTCTTGTTGGTATTGGTGCAGCTGTGTTCTCTTTATCATGGTATTCCAAGTAACCGTCTGCCTTTTTTAATATTTCTCGATCATCATTAAAACAACCAAGCCCTCTATTACAGTTAGTGCATAAAATTTGACGTACTTTGTTTGTTTTGTGACAATGGTCTACGTGTGTGTGCTTTGAAGAAACAAATTTTTCACCACAAATCGCACAACAATTATTTTGTTGCAATATTAAATTGTCTTTTTGCTCCATTGTAAGATTGTATCTATTTTTAAGCTGAGATTTTTTTGACCTTATATTAAGACATAAAATGCATTCGTTATGCAACTTGTCCTTTTTACTAGGATTGTCATAAAACTCAGAATTTTTCTTATTTATTTTACAAGTTATGCAGCGCTTCACGAATGAACTCCTCGATGTCTTCGTAGCTACGTAGAATATGAACGGGGAATCCCTGTTCGCCTATTTGATCAAATACTAGGATCTGCCGACCCGACAGTTTTCCCGTCTCCGTCTTCAGCTCTACGAATAATACTTTCGAGTTCAGCAACACTATGCGATCCGGTACCCCCGAGACCGTGCTGATCCACTTGAACGTTATCCCGTCCGACTCTACTACTCTTTTTACTAAGAACTTTTCGATTTGCTTTTCTAGCATTTTTATCTTTCTCGCTCATTGTTATTTTAAAAATTTGTTTCATCAATGAGCCAGTTAGGTAGGCCCGTGTCTCTCCGACAAAGTTGTTCTCTTCACCAATAAACTCTGCCAAATGGTCAACTGCGTGACTGACCTCATGCGCTATGGTGTCGACTATTAGGGCCATATCATCGCCCATGTCGGTCAGGTCAAACACCAAGATAATAATGCCCTCTTTGCCGTCGCCAATCTGGTGCGTCTCGGCCATACCAATATCTAACGCGCTGGTCTTTAGCTTGATGTCGTGGTCTTTGAGTATCTCTTGGAATACCTTGTTGTCAAAGCATAGCTTCATCACATCAGGATAAAAACCAACGTCCAGTTTGTAGTAGTCGTATTTCTTTTTTTTCTTTAGCATTTAGTGCCTTGTTCGTTTTGCTTTGCGCTCAAACATACGTGCAATTGCTTCCTGCTCTTCTTCAGGCAGGTCCTCAACTGGAATGGCGTTTTCAAATATCTCACCGGTCTCGAGCAGTTGGTGTATGCCTTGGACTAGCGCCTCCATCTCCTCTTGAGTCAGGTCGTCTTCGAGGTTATCAAAGCAGCCCTCTTCAAACTCAATCTTTTTTGGTGTTGTCATTTAGTTCTTTCATCTGTTTAACCATTTGGCCGTAGCTGTACTGATACAGCTCGAGCTGCTTTTTTAATACTTCAATTTGTAGTAGGGCTTCTTCTAGTGTCATTTTGCATTCCTGTGATACGCATCATGCGGGTTATTAAGCATTGCTTTAATAAGTTCTTCTATATTAAAGAAGTATTGAATAACTTTTAGCCCGTCTGCTTGGTATATTGTAAAGCTCATTTTGATTTGGCCCTTGCCGATGGTTCCATATCACTAATGTATTCCTCGAGCCGCTTGATGCGCTTGGTCTCAAAGTCTACCTGTGCGGCATAGAACTCGGTGTGCGTTTTGTTTAATAGGAAAGCCTTACGTGACTTTTCTAGCTCGTCCCTAGCCAACTCCAATGAACTTGGTGGGCTAAATACTACGTTGTACATTCTCTTAATAATTTTCATTTAATCTCCTAATAACATTTTAATGTCAATGCCACGTTCTTCAAGCGCCTTGCGGATTTTTTCAATGCCCGATCGTTCTGCATCCAAAACTGCTTTGCGGTTAATGTTCAACGCCGCGGCAACTTCATCCTGACTCATGTATAAATATTCTTTAGTTAATTGCATTTTTATTTATCCGCATGTCCTAAGCCATGTGCCGCCTGACTTCTGCATCACGCAGCCGTTAACCATTTGATTCTGCGTGTATGGCTCCACTGTTACTTTGGGGCATTCGCGCCCAATGTTGCGGGTGCCAAACGAAATAATCAACGCGACAAAAAGTACACCTAGTCCTACCTTGTATAAGTTCTCTTTCATATCAGTGCTGCTCCTAATAGTTGTTGTGCCATTATGTATGGATTTTGTTTAACTGGAGTTGGTAGTTTGGTAATAAACATTTCAGGATCATCACCCACAAAACGTTTAGCTTCGTCTAGCCAATTAAAGCGTCTTAGTTTACCTAAATTATCTGAAACAATAAACCTCATGGTGTTCTCCCGTACCACTTAATCGGCGTGCGTCTGCCGTACTTCAATCTGATTTTTAAACCGTGCAGCATGCTGAACGTAACATTACGCCATCCTTGGTGGGCGCGGCGTATCGCCTGTAACTTAAAACGCTTGGTCATTAGACACTTTTTAGGGTGCCTAATGACCGTACGCCGAGCACCAACCCTACCAAAAATCTTAGTAAAATTATTTCTTGCAACTGTCTTACGGAAATTAAACTCTAACATTAATGTTGTACGTTAGTAATCTCGCGTTCGGCCAGCATCTTATCTGCCAACTCATAGGCTCGCTTTACTGCCTGTTCGTCCCATGTCTTATCTTTGATGTCAAACTTCCAATCGGCTGTTACGATGCCCTGCATTAATCGTGTTGCTATGTAATCACGCAGGTCGATGTTATTCATTGTCGTCCTTTAGTTTGTGGTCAACCATCGCGTCAGCATAAGCCCAAGCTCGTTCGGCTGTTTCAATGGGTGATTCTCCACGCATAACTAAACCAACTAACGCCATCGCGGCAAAAAACATCTTCTCGTCATTCTTTTCCATTAGTAAACTCCTTCGTCAAATGAAACTATACTTTGTAAATACTTCTCGGCTTTATCGTTGAATCTTACACCTAAATACACTTGGTTGCGGTCACCGTTCTTTTGCATCTGCTCGGCCCGTACAAAATGCTCCTGTGTGGCAGATAAGAACCGACGCTTAAACGCCTGCTCCGCGCCTGGGTGCATTCCTTTTCTCTGGGCCCAGTGCTTGTAACAAGCAAACACGTCATCCTTTTCAACGCTGGACTCCTTGTCAAAGATCAACGTATCCTCTACGAATGACCCAATCGGGTTGCCAAGCTCGGCCATCAGTTCAAGGTACTCTCTACCTGTCTCTGGCTGGATAAAGTAACCACCGCGTGCTATACGGCGTTTTAATCCCTCCATGGCCCAGTTAAAGATGCCAGACAGTTCCTTATCTAATTTAAGTGATAAGTCTGCATCTTCAATCTTCCAAAACGAGTGCGTCATCTTAAAGACAATCATCCGACCCGTTAAGGCGTTTGAGTTCTCTGTCAGCTGCAGTGCCTCGTTAGAATAGATTACGATACGAGTGGGTAGATAACCATTCCAAGCGTCTTTATTTTTCCGGTTGACTGTAACAGTATCGCCACCAACGATGCGTAACAACTGACTAACAACAGCGCCACGATTGCGCTCGGGTGCTCTTGCATCCGTAAAAGAAGCAAGCAGCTTATTAATCCAAGGCTGTAGACCAAAAGTATCACAAAGTTCTCCCAGTTCTGGCGCCACGGTATTGTGCTGACCTAACAGCGATACCAGCACCTTGTTAATCGTCCCCTTGCCTGAACGGCGTGGGCCTATCATATTAAACATTTTTTGCTGACGCGTGTCACCCGATAGGATGTAGCCCATCATCTCTTGCAGGCAGTCAATCGACTCTTGGTCGTCTGGCCATAATGATTTCAAGAACTTAATCCACGTTGGGCATTCAGCGTTAGAGTCGTACGCAAACGGTAACGAGTTTGGTGTAAAGAAGCCCAGTGAGTGCGGCAACAAGATACCGTCCTCTAAGTGAAAGATACCGTTTAGCATACTCACCAACTTAAACGACGCCGGCTTGGATGCTGCGTAGCCATCTAACCAGATCGGTGGCTTGGTGTTCGGGTGGTTAGGCAGGTGCACAATAGACTTAACCGCGTCCAGTGCTGCAGATACCGACGCGGGGGTTG